AAATTTACCTGGGTCAATATTATCTAGCGTTGTGACTTCAAATTTATCTTTTTGTTTTGTAATATTACCACCCTGTTGTATATTTTTTTTAGTCTTCTTAGAATATTTTCCTACCTGTTTGCCGTTTTTCCTCTGTTGCCCCTGTTTATTTTTCTTTCTAGCGTCTGCTTTTACTAAACTTCTAATAAAATATTTATCCAAACTCTTATCTGTTTTCCTATCTATTTTATATTCTCTAATCATTTATAAATATTACTTTCAACCAAAAAATAAAGCGTCTTATAAATACCTTTGTAATGTGTTTAAATACTTTATTTAAATACTTTATATTTGATTTAGATTTAATTAACATAAAAATAAACACTTGTCTAATAGATTAAAATTGAAATCATTTTGCATTAGGTATATCTCTTCAAAAAACACAAAACACCACCGGTATCTTTTCTAGTTTGTGGAATGGATGTATCTATGCCTATGCAAAATGATTTCAATTTGAGTCTTGATTTTGGAAAGATGTTATTAGAAATATCTACTGAAAAGAAAAGATTAAGGAATCAGGTTATAAGTCAAGAACGAAAAGAAAAAGTATATAATGATTTTACTGATGCTTTGATAGATATAAATTGTAAAGAATGTAATTCATTATACATTAAGGAAATTGATGGTTATTATACTTGTATGAATTGTGGTTTGAAAAATGAATGTGTTATTGATTGTGGGCAAGAGTGGCGATTTTATGGTAATGATGATAATAAAGGTAATGACCCGGCGAGATGTGATATTCCTACTAATGAATTGCTACCAAAATCTAGTATGGGTTCTTTTGTTGGATATGGTGGAAAAGAAACTAATACTTCTAGAAGGATTCGGAATATGAATCATTGGTATGCAATGCCGTATAAAGAATCTACTCTATTAGAAACATTTAATAATATTACAATAATGGCACAGAACTCAGGAATAAATCAATGTGTTATAGAGGAGGCAAAATATATGTATAAAAAAGTATCTGATGTAAAATCTTCTAGAAGAACTAAGAAAGAAGGGATGAAAGCCGGTAGTATTTCATTAGCTTGTAAAATGAAGGGAGTTCCTAGAAATTGTACTGAAATTGCAAAAATATGTCATATGAAAAATAATAAAACACTTAGAAAAAGTATTAAAACATTTGAAGAAATATGGAATAATATACAAATGCTAGATAAAGGTATTATAAATAATTTAGATTTTAAAGAAGATTCAGATGAAGATAAATATAATTCAGATGAAGACAAAATAGATACTCGGCAATTAAGTGGTAATATTATTGACAATGATTTTAACAATGATTTTAACAATGATGGAGAATTTCCAAATAATGAAAATGAAAATGAAAATGAAAATATTGTCAAAAATAATATTGTTGTTGATAGTGATAATGATGGCTGTGATGATGATAGTAGTGATGATGAAAATAAAAATATTAATGAATATATTACAAAATTACATAGATATACTTCACAATTAGGATTGGATGATAAGATATTTCAATCGTGTAAATTAATATTAATTCATATTGAAAATAAAAATTATCTGGATAAGCATAATCCTTTATCTAGAATAGCATCAATAATATTTTATGCTAATGAAAAATTTAAATTAAATATTAATAAGCACCAAATTATTCAAATATGTGAGGTGTCAGATGTTACAATTAATAAATGTTTTCAAAAATTAATGAAATATAATGGTGAATTAATTACTCTAATATTTTCCAATTGTTATTAAATGTTATTAAATATTTTAAATATTTTTTTTTATGTTTCGACTTCGTTTTTTTTCTGTTTTTATAATTCTAATTAAAATGTAATAAATCTTTTATATTTTTTATCTTTTAATAAATATAGTGTCTTTTTTATTATGGATTTAAATAGTATAAGTTCAAACTTATTGCTAATAGGTTTTGCATTAGTTAGTTTATGTTGTTTATATCTTCTGTATTCTAACTTTACTAAGGTTAGGGAAATTGAAGAATTAAAACGTAAAGTTGAAGATTTAAAACAAATATTTTTTAATCAACAAAAACATAATGATGAAACATATTCTAGAATGATTTCAATGATACAAAATGGATTAACTAATACACCTGATACACAATTAGATACACAATTAGATTCTAGCTTAAGTAATTCTTCGGCATCTTTACCTACTAAAAGTATAAATATAGATTTTACATCTAAACTACCTTCTGATAAGCAAATTAATATTAATGATATTATTGCCGAAGAAATAATTATAGAAATTAGTAATCAAGAAAAAGATAAAATGAAAACTATTAGTCTAGATGATACTAACTTAATTAGTTCTCAAGAAAATATAATAATTAGAAAAGAAGGATTTACTGAAAATATATACAATAATATTGATGATATTGATGATATTGATGATATTGATGATATAGATGATATTGATGATATTGATACAACAAAAGAAATTATGTTAGATTTGCATGAACTTGATAGTTTAGACCCAACTGAACTATCTATTGCTGATAATTTAGATAATAATTTAGAAGACAATCTAGATGTGGAAGATACTCTAGATGAAAAGGATTTAAATGAGTTAGATGGTGAATCTTCGAATGATTTATTAGATAATGATGAAAATGAAAATAATACAAATGGTATTACAAATAGAAATACAAAAGTAAATATATTTAATATAGAAAATATTAATGACTGTCTAGATGACTGTCTAGATGACTGTCTAGACAACAATTTAGAAGAAAATTTAATATTTAATGATTCAGCATCAATTATAACCGAACCAATTGGCGATTTAGATGATATTATAGGGAATAATGCTAATGGTAATTTTAATATAGACGATTTGCAAGACGATTTGCAAGACGATTTGCCAGATGAAATAGATTATTTATATTCTCTAGAAACTAATAATATCAAACAAGTAAAATTAGATAGTAATAATGATACAAACGAAATTGAAAGAACTCTAGAAAGAACTCTAGAAAGAACTCTAGAAAGCACTCTAGAAAAATCTACAGACAAAAAAATAGATTTAGATTTAGATTTAAATGAATTATTAAATGGTAATAATATAACCCAAAATATAAATACTGATAATACAAATATTACTGATGAAAAACATAGTGATATAAAAAAAATTGACATAGAAAATAACGCAAAATTAAATCTAAATAATATGTCTATCAAACAACTAAAAGATTTGGCAAAGACACATAAATTAAAAACGACAGGAACCAAAAGCGAACTAATTGCTGCACTTTCTAAAGTAATTTAGAATATTTTTCTAGAGAATTGTTATGTATTTTTATGGTAACTCTGTAATTATATAATTAACATAATTATCTTGTTGTTTAGAAATATTTTTTAGTGATTCTAGTAATTTATTGGTTTCATTTTTATTTAAGTATTCTTTTATTGTTTCGAATATTTTCTTATCATCTTTAATATTTTTAATTGATTGCATTCTAGATATTAAATTATTAAATTCATTTAGTTTTGATGAATTTTGATTATTAATTAAATCTATTATTGCATTATCAACAGAATATATATTACCTTCCGAAAGATTACTATCTCCTAGTAATTCTTGTATTATTATATTAATTTTATTGGTTGTTGAGATTTTATTAATCTTTTTATGATATAATGTATAGATGTAATATGTCTCTAGAGATTCAATAAATTTCTTTCTTTGTTTTTCAAAATCTTTTTTTTCATCTGGTGAAACATTTAATTTATTTATTAAAGATTGATATAAATATTGTAATTCTACTCTATCATTTGATATTTTCATTTTCAACACATCTAGATTACAATTATCATTACAATTATCATTATAATTATTATTATAATATATATAGTGTGGTTTTTTCAATTCCATTATAATATCATTTTTCTTTTGATTTTTTATATCATTTTTCATTACAGTTATTACATAACCAATATTATTTATAATATAACGCTTATTAGAATATTTTTGATAAAGATTTTTAAAAGATTGTTTATATTTTTTCATTTCCTCGGAATAGAAATTATTAATGTATTTATCTACAACACTATTAACTTTAGTAATATTGATTAATTCCTTATCATCTGCAACAAGAAAATCTATTTCATATACTATTCCATCACTAATAGAACCTCCTAATTGTTCTAGTGATTGTTCTTCTACATCTGTTTGTCCATCTTCTTTCATATCTTCCAGTATATCATTTTTAATATTTATACTATCTATATTATCTATATTATCTATACTATCTTCTTTATACACACCTCCTTCTAACAAAGGATTTGTATTTTCTAAATTTGGCAAACTTGATAATACTTCTAAATTACTTTCACTTTCATTATTACTTGATTCTGTAGTTGATTCTGTATTTGCATTTATATTAGCTACACCGTCAAAACTACTTATTGATAATAGTTCATTAATTTCTTTTTTATTTTCTAATGGCATTGATTTTTATGTAATTATTTTTTGCGTATTATCTATTATAATTATTATTATTATAATCCAATATTTATTATATGTAATTTTATCACATAAAAACTAAAGAAATTTATATCTAGATATAACTAGATATAACTAGATATAACTAGATATAACTAGATATAACTAGATATAACTAGATATAACTAGATATAACTAGATATATAGATGGCTATTTTTTCCTATTTTTTCCAAAAAACTATTTTCTTTAATAAAAAATTAAATAATAAAAAAATTGAAATTTAATTCGGCTTAAACACAAATTACATATCTACATATACAGTATAAAACCTGCATATTAACTTTTAATTAAATCAAACAAAATGTCCTCGAATTCTGCGAAAGCTTCCGTTAAGAAAGTAATTAAGCCACTGAATCCAACTGAATTTTCTCCTGAAAATATGAAATTTAGTAATGTTAAGAACAATACCGAAATTGGAACTAAATGGGTAGATACTAATTATGCAAAGAATGCAGGTAATGAAGACCGTATGTTAGTTGTCGCACGTGGTTGTGTCGTTAAAACATTTAAGAAAATGGACAATAAGGATAAAAATGGAAAAGAATTTGTTAATAAGGATGGTTCATCGCGTAAAGATAAATATCAAATTTTTATGGGATTAAAGGATGAAAACTTTATTGAAATGGTAAAAAATTATGAACAATATTTAGTTACTAAGGGAACTGAAAATAGTGTTGCATGGTTTGATGAGCAATTTAATGAAGAGGAATGCCAACAGATGTTAAAGCCATTACTTTCGGAACACGAAAAATATGGGTGTGCTATAGGTGGTATTTTAGGACGTGATTTTACTTGTAAAAGTAAGACTGAAGATGTTCCTGATGTAAGCGACCTTATTGTTGCATTAGCAAAGGGTACTGTAGTTGATGTATGCTTTTGCTTTAATAAGATTAAACTGAGTGCAGGTAAATATAGTATTGGAATAGAAATTAATCAGATTAATATTATCAGTGTTGGTACTGGAGGTGAATTTGTAACTTCTGGAATTAAGCCGGGTGAATATACCTCTGGAAAAATTACTCTTACTGAGCAAGAACAACATGATAAGGGTGGTAAATTTTGCAAAGTATTATATGAAGAGAAAACACTGCGTCTTAATTTGGAGAATGTAGTTGGTCGTATTTTCAAGTTTGAGAAGGATGGACAAGTTAGTTATTCAATGAGTATTCGACTTGCAGATAAAACACTTCGCAAAATGATTGAAGAACTAGACCAAGAAATATTTGACCTTTTGGTATCTAAAAGTAAGGAATATTTTGGTTCTAAGAAGACACCTAAACTACTTAAGGCAATTGTAAAACCTATTTACTCATACAATAAGACTGACCAAGAAAAGATTAAGAAGGGTGAGAAGCCTAGTTTTGATCCGAGTATTTGGATTAAAATTTATCATTCCGACGAAAAAGGATTTGACGGGAAGATTGTAAATGTTCAAACCGGAAAACCAATTATAAATACTGAAGAAATTATTAATAAAGATTTGACAATTTCTATAATGGATACTTATAGTCGCCATATTTGGTTTGGTCCCAAGGGAACTAGTATTAATCTAACACTGAATAAGTGTGCTATTAGTTACGAAACTACTGAATATGATATGGATGATGTTGAGGGCGACGCCGATGAGGAAGAAACCGCGGAAACCACTGAAGAGGCAGAAGAAGTTAATAACTCAGACAATGAATAGACATTATAATTATCTATTATAATTATCCATTATTAAAATTATTTAAAATTATTATTTAAAATTATTATTTAAAATTATTATTTAAAATTATTTTATATTTTTTATTTTTTTGCATTGAATTAAAATTAAAATTAAAATATTAATCTTTGTTTATAATTTAAAATATATATTTGTAATAAAAATTGAATTTAAAATATTATCTAGTGTATCTAAATAACTTCCTAAATAAATTCATTCATAAAACTGAATAATATAGAATTGAATAATATACATTGGTAATATAAAATTATTTGCATAATGACAACAGAATTACATTTAATATTGGGTCCAATGTTTGCTGGTAAATCTACTTTTCTAATAAATAAAGCAACTGATTTACTTAATTCAGGAATAAATATTTCAGAAATATTATTAATTAATCATTCTAGTGATGCTAGATATGATACAAACAAAATATGTTCTCACGACGGAAATAAAATTTCTGCATTATCATTACATAATTTACAAACTTTAGACATACCAATAAAATATAAAAATATTAAATATATTTTCATTGATGAAGGTCAATTTTTCAATGATTTATATGAATCGGTTAGAAGATTATTACGAACAAAAAATAACTTGCAAATATTTATTTGTGGTCTAGATGGTGATTATAAACAGGAACCATTTACTAATTCCCGAATTCTAGATTTAATACCCTATGCAACTAATATAACCAAATTAAATGCAAAATGTTCCTATTGTGGCAATACTGCACCTTTTACTAAAAGAATTACTAACTCTAGTGAAACAATATTAGTAGGTGGAGCAGATGATTATAAACCAGTTTGTCTTTTACATCTAGAGAACTAAAAAAACTTATTATTCACATACATTTTTTCCAGATATTTTCCTTCATCTTTTCCGTCATCTTTATAATTATTTTTTATTCTATAATATTTGTTTAACTTAAATAAATTTTAGTATTTTACACTTAATAAACATAATAGTAAACATCTTAGTAAACATCTTAGTAAATAGTTTATTTTAAATGGCTACACATAATATTATAATTGATAACACTATTGATAACACTATTGATAACACTATTGAAGCAGATACAAAAAATAAAAATGAATTACAAATTAATTCGCTGGAAATAATTCCAGATAATCAACATAAGAAACGAGGTCGCAAACCTAAATCAAAAGAATTAATTAATAATACAAATGAAGGTGATAATTTGGATAATACAAATTCAAGTTATGTCAAGTCGGAATTAATAGAAGCAACCGATGAGCAAATAAAGACATCCATAGAAATAAATCCAGAATCAAATAATAATACAGAACCAGAAAAAAATTATAATATGGATAATGATATAAATGATGATGGTTCAATGAAAACTAAAAGACGAGGACGGAAACCAAAAGATAAATTTAAATATGAAAGCACTGATATAGATGAATATCAAAAAAATAATAGAAAAGAAGATAATGTTATCATTAAATTACCACTTAGTTGCCTAAAACTAAATGAGGAATTTAATGTTGGAAAAGATTTGTTTCCTTATAATCCTAATCTATCTACACCAAAACCATATAATCCAGAGAAATTTTATACTAAAGGCAATATTGGATTTTCACTAATTAATGAAAATCAAAATTTAGATAATGAACCCTATTCTGATGAAAATGAATATGTTAATGGAACTGATAATGATATAACAAAAAATGGGGTAAATATATACCCAACCCCAAATCAAAACCCAAATTACAATCAAACTATGATTATCAAAAATAAATATTGTGATAAATGTGTTAATTGTGATTGTAATAAAAATACCAGTAGCAGTAGCAACAAATTATTTAATGATAATAAACAATCAGATGCTAGGCAAATTGATATTATTCTAAATAATAAATATAACAGTAATACTGATAAATTCAATGTATTAACTCATTTAGGGACTTCTCTAACCGGTTATAAATGGATTGAAAAAACTGATGTTGCCTGCTTATGGTGTTGCCATCAATTTAAAACTACTCCATGGGGTATTCCATTTAAATTCTTCCAGGACAAATTTCAATTATTTGGTAATTTTTGCACCCCTAATTGTGCTTTAGCCTATATCCTGCAAAATTATAAAGATGATGATTATTTATGGGAAAAAGTTGCATTATTAAATCTATTGTTTTTTAAAGTTTGCGGGCAATATAAAAATTTAATGCCGGCACTCGATAAAATGGCATTGAAAATGTTTGGTGGCACTTTGGAAATAGATGAATATCGAAATATTATTACTGAAAATGAAAAATCTTATAGTATCGAATTTCCACCTTGCAATACTATTATACCAATGTTAGAAGAAATATATAAAAAAACTAATCTAAATAATATGTTTATACCAGTCGATAAAACCCGTATCCAAGTTGCTAATAATGAATTGAAATTAAAACGTTCTAAACCAGTAGTA